TTCGGTACGTCTATGGTGTCGTCTGGGGCGTGGAATGTCATGCCCTGCGCCGGGACGTTCAGTAAGTTTTATGTCAAGCAGGACACGGCTGACGCTTTAGGCCAATCCCGTACCTACCAGCTATTTAAGAGCGTGGCCGGGACACCGACTGCCCAGGCAATCACTACAACCCTAGCGACCGGCGTGGCTAATAACAGCGACCTGACTAATACCGTGACGTTCGCTGCCGGCGACCAGTTCGCCGTCGGCACGTCTGCTTCCGGCACGACGACCTCAACCGGTAAGATTAGGTGGGCGCTGGGGGCTATCTGCGGGCCGAACCAATCAATGGTACTGGCTAACACCGCTGCTGCGATGGGTACGACCTTCCCAGTCTATATCCCGGTACAGGGCAGCGACTTTGATGCTACGGCTGGTACTAATGTGGAATCGGTCGTTCCGACAGGGGGTACGTTCGTCAACGCCTATGTTTCGCTGAACTCCGCCCTTAACGCTTCTACGGGGCTTAACTTCACCCTTTATAAGAACGGTGTTGCCACCTCGCTCGTAGTGACGGTCAACGCTTCCGCCACCGGTAATGACACCAATGCCGGACATGCCGTAGCGGTGGTGGCTGGTGACAGGGTCTACTGGAAGGTGGAAGTCCAGCAAGGCGCACCGGCCACCAAGATTGCTGCTGTATCTGCTGAGTTTGACCCGACAGTTAACGGCGAGAGTATCCATACCTACGGCAGTCTAGCCAACCAGATAAATACGGCTGCCCGCTTTGACACCTTGGCTACCAGTGGCGCTGCCTATACTGCCACGGAAGGTACAGTATCAGCGCTTACCCTAGCTGCGACTTGGAAAAAGCTGTATGTCCATGAAGAAAGTGTGTTATCAGCTGGGACGTTCCAATACCAACCGGCTTATAACACTGCTACCGGTACTTTGACAGTTACTATGTCCTCAGCCAGCCAAGACGGTAACGATAGCACCCATAGCGACACGACCGCTAACGGCGATACCATCAGCATGAAAATAACCCCGGCCACCAGTCCGACTACTGTGAATGTGGCTTGGGGTATCGTCAGTTGTCTACCCCTAATCCAGACGGTTTCGCATACCTTGCCGACACTAGGGGCAGGGATATAATATGCTAAACTTACACCATATACGCCTTAAAAACTTTAATGGCAAAAAAAACTACATTTACTAAAGCAGAGGTCTGGGAGGAGCGAGCTAAGTTGGCGGTCGGCCAGCAGGCCAAGCTGTTCAAGCGTTTTTCCAACTGGTACGACTCCCTCTACACCGTCATGGGGACGATTCCGGCTCCTTGGCGTTCCAAGGTGTATGTTCCTGTCCTAGCCCGCCAGACCTGGGCGTTGGTTTCCAAGTTCCTGGCGATTAAGCCTGGCTTCCAAGTGCGGGTCTCCAATCCCGAAGAAGGTTTGGACGACATAGACGAGAAAGCCATGAAAGCCCAGAGGAAGTTGGAATATGATTTTGAGAATCCTTACCTTGATAATTCTATGCGTGATAAATTGTTTGCTCCTTTACTGGATGCTGTTGTCACTGGAACAGGACTTGTAAAGGTCAAGTGGTGCGTGGACGAGGACAAGCGTTACGAGCGGGAGATAGATGCCGAGGGCAACGCCGACCTGTCTAAAGAGAAGAAAACCACCAAGAAGATTTCCTATAACGACGTAGAGCCGGTCAACATCTTCAACGTCCTAGTCAGCCCGGCCGCCACCGACCTCTATAACGCCCCATGGATAATCATCAAGGAGTATAAGACCATGAAGGAGCTGAAAGACGCTGGCATTTATAACAACCTTGACCAACTGAGCGGTAATGACGCCTATGACGACGACTTCACGGCCTATAACTTCTCCCGTAACCGCCTGACTTCCACCCAGAACCGCAAGGACGACACCATAGATAGGGTCAAGGTCTACGAATGTTATGAGGGCGACACTATCCAGACCTTCGCTGAGAGCCAGTCCACCGACAGCGGCCCCAGCGGCTGGGTGCCTCTCCTAGAGCGTAAGAACCCCTACTGGTTCGGCAAGTACCCCCTCGTTAAGTTTCATGTTAAGAAGCGCCCCTTTGATTTCTGGGGCGAGGGTATCTACGAGACCACCTACCGCCTCCAGAGTGCCTATAACGATGTCTATAACCACTTCCTAGACCAGTGGAACTTAGCTGAGAACTCCATGTTGATGGTTAAAGAGAACAGTAACGTCAATGACTATATAGTTGAACCCGGCGGCACCATTACTTTTAGGGGCGAGACACCTCCTACCCAGTTCAAACACGCCATGCCTGACCCTCGTGCCATGGAGACCATCTTAAACCACCTTGATTCGGCCGTAGAGGGGGTCACCATCTCGCAGTACGCCGCCGGGCTACCTAACGACCAGACTGACAAGACCAAGGGTACGGCTACCGGCATCGTCAAATTACAGGAAGCGGCTGGCGATGTCGTCACCTTCATGCGCCAGAACTTCTCCCAATCCATCGTGCAGATAGGCCGGATGTGGCTGTCCAACAATCAGCAGTTCATGGACCAGCCGGTGGACATCTCCGTTACCGTCAAGGGACGCAAAGTGCCAATGAGAGTCTCGCCAAAAGATATGCAAGGCGATATGGAGCTGACGATTGACGAAGCCTCCATGGACCCAGCCTCGCAGGATGAGAAAATGCAGCGGGAAACCTTATTCCTACAGGAACTCCAGCAGTTACACCAAGCCTCGGTAGAGCAGTCCCAAGCCACTAGGTTTGCCACTTCCCCTCTCTACCTGGACTTCGCTAACATCTTCCAAGACTATGCCCTGTTGATGGGACGTAGCCAAGCTGACAAATATATCTTGCCCGAACAGGACGTCCAGCAGGCCATCCAAGCCTCCCAGACACCGTTTATCATGCCTAACGAGAAGTGGCAGATTGACCTCAACCAGCTATACGGTAGTGAGGCTGCCCAGCTACTCCAGCGTAGTGGTATCCAACCTGCCCCAGAACGAGCCTCTGAACAACCAGTCCAAGGTGATGTCTTTGCTGCTAAACAGACCGGCCCTGGTGGCGCACCGCCCAGCGAAGGCCCTGGCAGCATTCCCCCCGGAACACCCGACCCGACCCAAGTAACGCCTGACCACGTTCTGAAGGCCGTAGACTCCCACCAAGCCAGCCAGCTTAAAGAAGCCCAATCCGCCCATAAGATGACTCTGGCTGAGGCCAAGCAAGCCCACGACCAGCAAATCAAGGAAGCCCAACTACAGTTACAAGCCCATCAGCAGCAGTTTGACCAGATGAAGGCCGCTGCCGAGTTCCAGCACCAGGCCAGCCAGCCCCAGAATCCCGTCCAGAAAGCCGTCAGCCGAGTAACCGGAAGAAAGAAGAAAAAGAATGGATGAAATTAAAGAAGCTAAAATCCGTTATGCCCATCAGATAGAGGACGGCCGTAAGATTGAGGTCTTTACCAATATACCCGAGTACCAGTGGTACGTTGAGAACGTCGTCAAGCCCACCATTGAGGAATATACCGAGCGTATCCTGAGCGGTAAGATTGCCAGTGATAAGGAAGACTGGGTGTTGCGAGGCATGATTCAGGGCATGAAACTGATGATTGAGACTCCTGAGAACTTCAAACATACCGGCCAACAGGCTAAGAAACAAGCCAAGAAGCTTGCCAAATACCAGAAAGCGATGGACGATGAGCGTGAAATCTGACGAGGAGAAACTCAAAGAGCCGTTAGACAGCCGCCACGAAGTCGTGGAGCGCATCCATAAGAAAGACCTCAAGCCGATGTACGACACCAACCATGACCATGTTTACCAGAGAGACCCAGATGACGAGACCAACGATTACTATGCCGAGGTCTGTGTTATACGAAACTGTAACTTAGGGAGATTGATAGCGAAAGATTGACAACAGTGATATAAGCCGATTAATATACAAGGAGATAAGCAGTGGAACCAACCACAACACCAACAACAGATACGCCCACGGAAGAAGCAACAGCCGTTGCACCACCCGAAAATACGCCCCCTACCGAGGCACCGGCCGAAGTAGAAACCCAAACAGCTGCTCCAGACGAGCAGGCATCCGAGGCAACCGAGCAGACCGCTCAACCGCCTACAAGCACGGATGCGCCTACGGAAGATGGTGATGATGACGAGGAAGAAGCACTAACATACCAGGCTCCTACACCAGTCCCGCCCATTGACTTCTCCCAGCTGCCAGCTGACGAGAACGGCCTGATTGACCCGAACCAACTGGCAGGTGCGATTAACCAACGTATCGCCCAAGCCGAACAGAACGCCGTAGCTCAGGCCCAGCGCATGTACGCTGAAAACGAGCAAGAGAAACGCCTGTGGGATAAAGCCTACAGCAAGTATCCGGACCTTAAAAACGACAAAGAGCTACACAATCTCGTCCACCAGGCACGGATTGGCGAAGCGACCGACCTGTTGAGCCGTTCCAACGACCCTAACAGCGTCAAGTTGCCCACTCCAGCTCAGGTAGCAGATAAACTCTTTAAGCGAATAGGCAGCGCTAAGTCAGCAGGCATGCAGCAGGCCACCACCAACACCGTCGTCCAAAAGTCGGCTCAGTTGGAAACAGCCGGACGCACCTCCAATGACGCAGCAGACTCCTTGACGCAGGCCCGCAGTAACCTTAAAAACCCTAATGCGCAAGTCCGTACCGAAGCCGCTAACAAATTGTTAAGGAACTTTTTGGGCTGGGAATAGGACATTGCAGAAAGAAGAATAAACAATGGCACTTGCTATTACAGTAAACGACCCGGCGGTTCGGGAAGATTTGCTTGACCTTATCGTCAACATTGACCCCGAAGAAGACCAACTCTATGTCGGCCTTCAGAAACACAAAGCCAGCCAACCTTACCACCAATGGTTGACTGACACCCTAGCTACCGTGACTGGCGCAGGCCAGAACGAAGGGTTTGACCCGGCTTTCGCCGCTAGGACCAACCCTGTCCGTAAAGCGAACTACACGCAGATTATCTCTGCCGAGTTCCAGATTACCGACAGTGAACGCAACAGTAACACAGCTGGTTTCAAAGACCGCTACACCTACGAAATGCAGAAGGCGCTGCTTGAATGGCGTCGTAACGCTGAGTTCTCCATCGTCAGAAACTCTCTGGCTTCCGGTAACACCTCAGCTTCCGCAGCCCGCCAGATGGCTGGTGTACGGGCGCAGATAACCACCCTGACCACCAACCAGGCTTCCGTATCGCTCAGCGAGTCAATCCTGAACGACTACTTCCAGAACGCCTGGACAAACGGCGGTATCGTGGATAACGTCTACGTCGGTGCTAGGTTGAAGCGGCGCATCAGCGGTTTCACCAACACCAACACCCGTTTCGTAGACGCCACGACCAGCTCAGTCAACAACGTCATAAATGTATATGACTCAGACTTCGGCCGTGTCAACATCCACAAACACCGTTGGGTACAGAACTCTGACGACACTAACCTGAACGTCATTGGTCTACAACAGGACAAGTGGGCAGTTGCTCACCTGGATGAGCCTCACTACCAAGAAATCCCAAGGACTGGTTACTCCAGCAAGGGAATGATTGTTGGTGAGTTGACCCTTGAAGCCTTGAACGAGAAGTCAAGCTTCCAAGCGTTCAACCTCCAGTAACAAACAAATGCAGGGTGGTGGTAATTTGGCTGCCACCCTTGGAGAAAATATGAAACCAGACGACGTCACCATAATCCAAGTCGTACCATCGGGTAGTTCCACGGTCGGTTTGGGTGATGACGGCAAGCTGTACCGTTATGATTATCCTTCTAACAGTTGGGTGAACCCATGAAGCAAGTTGACGCCGTATCCGAAGCCTACAAGACCTTTAACAAGGTGATTGATGAGATATTGAAACACCCGCCTGGGCCGAAACGCTGGCGAGCTGCCCACGACCTGTTATACCTGAACCTGTCGGAGCGTAATCGCCGGGAATACCGGGCAGTCATCAAGGAGAACGCCATGCTTAGAGAACAGGTAGACAAGCACGGCCGGGCTATAGGTGTCACTAAGTCAGAAAGAGCTGATAAGACTTTCAGAAACGCCCTAGCCTTCCCGCACGGCGCTTACTACGCCATTATGAAATCCGACCCAAGAGCCTTCAGCGACAAGAATAATGCCGCCAAGATGTTCAAAGCCTTCCCAGAATATAATACCCGGAGCGTGGCGTAATGTCTGTCACTCAAACCTCAGTTATGCAGGATTTATCGTATCTCTTAGGGGAAACCAGTGTACCTAGTTCTGGCACGGAAGACCGCCAAGCCTTTATCCAAAGGGCCTTAGAGCGTGTTTACAGGGCCTATGACTGGCCTTTCAGCAAATCTACGGCAACTATAGCTCTGGTGGGCGGAATCGCCTCCTTGCCTACCACAGTGCATCAGGACAGCATCTTAGACGTCCGTATCAAAGGTACGGGGGCTGGGGCTGACAACGTCTTTGTCCAGATACCCTATAAGGACCAGGATAAGTTCAGCGCTGGGTCGTTCCGTTACTGGCTGACGGGATATGAAGGCACTTATAAGCTCAATACCAACGAAACTACCTCCTCTACGCTGACCCTTTTCTACGAGAATGTAACACCAGTTATCAATGCTTCCATCGCTACGCCCTTCCCCTCCAGTATGGCTCTCGCTAGAGGGGCGCTGACCTATGTGCGCCAAGCTGAAGACCCCCAAGCCGACATCGCCCAAGAAGAATACCTGTTCCAAATGGAATTAGAGGAAGTCATCGCCCAGTATAACCGCAGCAAACCAGCTGTGAGAGGCCGTACCCTGCACGAGCTGAACTACACCAATATCGGTGACATAGATGATACTGGGGTAAACTGGTCGGGAGCCTAACCATGGCACAGACGATTCCCCAAAAGCGTGGCGGCCGGACTGCCTACGCCGAGCTGGTTGTCCTAAATCCATCAAAAGGTCTGAACAATCTCATCTCAGATAACTTGGTTGATGACAAGGAATCCACTTCACTAGAGAATATCATGTTCGTGGAGAGCGGGGCGGCTGCCAAGTCCTATGGCTTTACCAATGTTGGGACGGGTCTGAGTAACAACCCCAGAGGTCTGGCCTACTTCTCCGACACCATTGCTTCTAATAAACTACTTTACACGGTAGATGGCACGGCTCTGAAGTTCCTTAGCGGTACTACTTGGACTAGCGTATCAGGTGCCAGTTTCAGCTCCTCGGCTCAGATAAACTTCAACCAAGCCAACGGTGCCATGTATGTTTTTGACGGTACCAGTGCCATCGCTAAGATTGCCTCCGGTGGGACGCTGACTAGAAACGGCCACGCCCCCAAAGCCA